GTTTCGATTTTTTCTTCTAATTGTGCGTCTTCACCAACTTCAGCTTCTGCAGAAGTAACAACATCTGTTTCTTCTTCTCCATCAGCAAATAATTTCAATTGTTGAACACCCACAGTAATATCACCCATTTCAGGATGCATCATTTCTAACATTTCCTCTATACTTGCTAATAGAGTTTGTTGATATGGTCTAATTACAGTATTAACTAACAACAAATAAGCATCTAATACTTCTTCCCTTCCACCTAATTGACCTGCTGTTTTAATACCTAAAATCATAGGAGAGGTAATACGGTGTGCTGTTAATATTTTTTGCGTTGTAATATCGCTTAGTGTTGTATAGTAACCATCTGCTCCGTTTTGTGGAATAGGTGTGATGACTGGAGCATTTGCTGGGTCATCTAAATCCATATACAACAATGCCCCTGCATTATCAGTACCAGCGTACTGTTCTCTTAGCATTTGTTCAATTGCTTGTCTTTGGTCAGGGTCAGCGTTTGTAAATGTAGTAATGGATAGCGAAGGTGCTAAACCATTCTTAATATTGTTAAGATGGAAGTTATCTACCTCTTCATCCAAGTCAATTACGCGTAATGCTCCTACATAATCAGGTAGCGGGTAATATTTTTGACCAGGTGAGTATGGGCGATATACGTATATCTGTTTTGGTTCCTCTGCAGCTTTAGTTGGGTTATAAACAGGTAAGTAAGGAACCTCTTTAGGTACTGTTCTATTTGAGTATCTGTACTTATCTCCCCATTCATCGGAGATGTAGTACCCTTCTACTTTACCTCTATAATTCATTTCCTTAGCTCTTAACCAAGAAAAATCAATGTGGTATACTGCTGCTACTTTTGTTCTATTACGGTTGTAAACTACTTCAAAAGCGTATCCACCAAATAATTTAAAATCTGTAGCTAATTTATGGAATACTTCATTCCACGTTTCATCTGGATTAGCTCTATCTAATACGAATTCTTGTTCGGCTATTAAGCCTTCTCCTACAATACCATCAATAATTGCATTAACACAAGTACCGTGAATAGATGAATTATTGTATAAATCAATTAAGTGATTAGGGAAATCATTATATTCCCCATACTTAACGTAACTGCGGTTTTCAGACCTAAAGATACTCTCCTCAGGACGTACTCGTTCTGCGAATTGTTTCTTAATAGCCTTAAAATTAAATTTCTTATCCATTATAAGTTATATATGTTCCGTTCTCGTTTGATGATACATATTGCGTTATTTCTTGTTCATTAGAACCTGAAACATATGCTCTATCAGAATATATTAAATCTACAGGAGTAATTCCACCTATACCTTGCCAAGTATCACTTGTTGCTTGGAATGTTGTACTAACACTTTCCCAAGTTGAATTACCACTACCTGTATCCAGAGTGTATATACTGATATCATACTGACCTGAAGCTGTAGGAGCAACAGAACCAGAATTAGAGATAACTAACCAATTTCTATAAGCATTAGGAGCTGAAATTGTAGCTACATCAAAGTTACCATTTGATAAGTCATACGATTGTGTATAAATTATTCTTAAATTACCGTAGTAACCTGAAGAAGTATCTACTGTATCAATCCATACAGCATTCGTATTTGTAGTTTCAGACCTATTAAATTGTAGCATTGTATTATTTTTTAATTAGAAAGGAGTAGGGGCTATGCATACGCACAACCCCTTCCCTTTATCTAAATTCTTAGGATACGGTAATACCGCTAAGAATTACTGTTAAGTCTGAACCGCTGATTTCACTCGCGGGATCAGGTTCTTGACCGTTGAATGTTAAGGTATATCCGTTTGCATCTCCGAAGGCAGTACCTGAGGCACCTTGACCTGCGTTCAATGACAAACCGTTTTGTTCTCCTAAGTAGAAGAATTTACCAATTCCATCAGATGAACCGTTGTTAGTTTCAACGATCATCTTGATTTCAACATTCTTAGAAAGCAAACGTACTTGATTTCGTGTAGCTGATTGCAGTTTATGCAAAGGCATATTCACAGTTTGATCGAAGAATACAGTACCATTTTCGGTTGAACCGTTAATAGTTTCTACATAATCTCCGGTTTGACGAGTCAACTCAAACTTATAGAAAATACCTGAACCACTGATTGCACTAATCAAGCCCGTACTGCCTGAACCCGTTACTGAATCAACAGAACCGCTTAGAATGTAAACATTCTTAATACCACCCGTGTTGTCTCTACAACCGAGGGTAAATCCTGAAGTAATATCACATGTTGCCATAGTTTCTGTTGTTTAAGGGTTAGACAATTATACGTTGTTAGAAACCCAGAATTCAGGGTATGCTACGTTTACACCAAGTTTAGTAGAGATTCTGTGACGCAATTGGTCTGTGTTGATGTCGTACCACAATTGGAATTGTGAGAAGTCGCTCATCAAGTCAGTACCTGCTACAATTTGTCTAGCTGGTCCGAGAACGATACGGTTGGTGTTGATACCTACAGTACCTACTACTTTAACGTTCTGGAATGGGTAAACCATTTCCAAAATTCCACCTCTGTTGCTGATGCTTGAAGGATCGAAGTAGTAAGAGTTAGAAGTACGAACGCTTGATACGAATTCACGGAACTTACCTACACTCATGAAGAATGTTAAGTCGTCGCGATCTGCTACGTCAGTAGGAAGAGCAGCGATCATAGTGTCCAAGTTATCTAAAGATGCTGTAGTAGTACCTACGATTTGAGCTGCGTCAGTGATTGCTGAACCTACAGAACCAGAAGACAAAATTCTCAACAAACCGTCAGATTCACAAGTTCCACCGAAGGTAGAAGCTGAACCTGATATTTGCTGCCATAAGAATTGGTCGTTAGCTTTCTGGAATTGGTTAACCAATAAGTCAGAATAAGCACCCGCTAATGCGAATGTTTCGTTGTAAGAACCTGGCTCCAAAGCGGAGATACCCAAGTATTTTTTGTCCATATCCTTAAGACAGATTCCGTCTTGAGAAGTACGAGGACAAACAGTAATGTTTCTTTGTGTAAAGGTAGCTGAACCACTGAAGTCAGTAGAACAGTTAGCGTTTTGGATATACAAGTCAACTTCGAACAAGTTGATTGGCTCTTGATACTTAACACCCTCTTGGATGGTAATGTATTCCATAGTGCTACCGCCATACACAGCTTTAACTACGAGTTCACCTGCAACTTCGTTGTTAAAGTCATTTAAAGCTGATACGTTTAATGCCATGATAATTTAAATTTACTTTTTGTTTTTGATTGAATCTAAAGCCATTTTAATGCGGTCTGCATTGCGGGCTTCATCTACGTTGAACTTTGAAAACTTGCTCGAAGCTTCCATTTTCTTGCCTGTTGAAGCTAAAGTAGGTTCAGCAGCAGGCATATTTTCTAAGCCAGCTACTTTGTCTTCCAATTCAGCCATTTTCTCTTTCATCTTGCCCATTTCCTCTTTTACAGATTCAACGATAGCTTCTACGATGTCTTCGATCTTAGCTTCATCTTCCATTTCTTCCTCCTTTACTTCTTCTTCTTGCATTTCTTCCTCTTCGGTTTCTTCGGCCATAGCCTTTTCACCGTCGGCAGATGTAATCTCAGTTACTACTGAATCTTCTGTACGGAGTTTAGTTCCGTCTTCCAATTCGTGCTCTCCATTAGGAGCGTCCATTTCTTGTCCTTCTGCAGTAACAACTGTTACTTTATCTCCGACTTGCAATGAATCACCTGGGAAACGTAGAGTGAAGGCACCATTAATGTCTTTTAACTCACCAAAAGCTTCCTCTACAGTAGTTTCTTCCTTTACTTCTGCTTCAACAAGGTTAAAATGTGCCTTTACAAGGTCTTTTAATTCAGTTGAAGTCATATTATTTTTATTAATATAAAGGGTTAAACAATTATTTGTTAACAGATATACATATCTTGCAGATAGCATATCGGAAACGATTAAAACCGCTATTTATTCGGTTTACTTTTATAAGCATCTCTAATATCTTCTACCTCCCATTGAGGCATAGATAATTGTGCATAGCATATAGCTGCACGTTGCTTATTATCAGGATATTCTGAATTTAAATCCGACATACAACGTGAAATAAATTCATCACGTGTTTCAATTGGTGTTCTTTTAGGTATAGGCATTATTTAAAATATTGGTCTAATTTTTCAGCGAAATAACCCTCAACAGAAAATCCTCTTACTTTACCTGTTTTCACATACTCATCCCAGATTTTCTTATTGTTAACTTTGTATATACCAAACCATTCACCTTGTTTAGGCTGGTATCCGTATAGGTTAGCTTTATCTTGTTTTGTATCTTTTACAATCCATGTTTCTACTAAAGTAACATCACTAACCATGTCATTAGGGTTGTGTTCAATATTTACTTTATCCTGTAGTTTATCGATCATAAATT